CGATGTTCTTGAGAGTTATCTACAACTAAAACACGAATTACTTCATTATTTTCATTTATTTCTGCAAAATGTGCCATTATGCTAACTCGTACTTTATGATTACTATCCCACTACCACCTTTCCCACCAGAAGCACCTCCACCACTATTAGACCACCCAGCACCTGCGCCACCACCTCCAGTATTGCCAGTTGCCCAACCGCCAGCCCCAATGCCGTTAGCAGCATCTCCACCACCGCCATTTCCTCCAAGTCCTTGACTACTGACACTACCCCCTCCCCCTCCACCTGCGAAGTATCTTGTACCACTTACATTTTCTCCTGTAGATGTAGCAGTAGCCCAAGCAGTAGCAGAATCTTCTCCTACTCCACCATCTCCACCTGCATAAGGGTAACCAGTTGCACCATTAGCTCCATTACCCCCAGCACCTCCACCGCCTCCAGCACGAGTTGAAAGGTTTGCTATTCCAGTTCCTGTAGCAGATCCTCCATTATTTCCATAAGTTCCTCCAGATCCTCCAGCACTATAGGTTCCAGCACCACCTCCTCCAGAACCTGAAGCATTTCCATTACTTGTTCCTGCTTGTCCTGCACTAGCTGCATATGAACCTGCTCCAGCACCTCCATTTGAGGTTGTACTATTGAAAGTAGTATCATTTCCATTACTACCCCTAGTAGCTGAACTACCTCCATTTCCTCCAGCCCCAATAGTAACAGTATGATCTCCTGCACTAAGCGTTTGGTTTGAATTTACATACCTGTAGGCTCCAGCACCTCCACCGCCTCCACAAATAGAGTGATAGTAACCACTACCGCCTCCCCCTCCTGCACCTACTATTAAATACTGAACAGCAAGAGTGTCGGCTCCTGAAATATTAAAAGTGCCACTACTTGTAAACACATGGTATACAGTAGTCCCATCTATTGTTTGAGTTCCTCCAGTGGTTACAAGTCCTCCTGAATCTCCAACTCCAAAACCTAATACTCGATATCCAAACATCAAATAATCCTAAGAATCATTAGCTGCATCAGTAGTAAAGAATAATTTAATACCTAATAATCTTGCATCACCTGATTGATCGTCAGCCGATACATCTCTCATAATCTGAAAATATGTTTGAGTATCTACAGCAGCATTAGAAATTGTAACTGCACCACTCTCAGCACTAACCATTATATCGTTAGATGTTCCACTGAAAGCTTTAGCTGTAGCTACTACATTAGTGCCAAAAGCTGTATTAATAGAAGCATCATCTGCGATTGAAACTCCTGATAATCCCCATGCAACAGTACCTGTGTTAGTTCCTGTTACAGTCCAAAACGCTTGAAAGGTAACAGTTCCCTCATTCCAACTTTTGGGAAAACAAACTGTAAACTGAGCATTTTCATCTGAGCTTGCATCAAAATCTAAACATTTTAATTCAGGCCCATTAGATAACTCTACTTGTTCTAAGTCAGCACACCCATTAGTTGAATTGGGATACATAGCTGCTGCTGGAACATAAATAGTTTCTTTACCTGCTAATTTTCCTGTTTGAAAAGAAAGAGTATTACTTCCATTAGTAGTAAGAACTTGACTAGCACTACCATCGCTTACATTAAGCCTAGCAATGTCTACACTATTGTCTGCTATCGCAGCAGCAATCACGGCATCGTCAGCTATTAAAGCTGATGTTATAGCATCATCTGCTATTAAGGCTGATGTTATAGCATCGTCTGCTATCTTTGCTGTAGTTATTGCATCATCAACTATAGAGGCAGTAACTACGGCTGAACTTGCTAATTGATCAGCTCCAACCGCATCGTCTGCTATTTTGGCTTGAGTAACATTGTCATCTACTATAGATGCCGTTACTACTGCACTAGCTGCTAATTGATCTGCCCCAATAGCATCATCAGCTACTTTAGCTTGAGTAACTGCATCAGCAGCTATCTTAGCTGTTGTTATATTTGAGTCAGCTATTTTAGCTGTAGTTACGTTAGCATCTAAAATCTTTGCAGTAATTACTGAATTAGAAGCTAACTTAGCTGCTGTAACTGTTGCATCACCGGGAGTGGTGCTTGCTGCAACAGTAGATATAACTAATACTTCAACTTTAGCTCCACTAGGAGGAGCTTCACTAAATGTAAGTGTAGTTCCACTAAAACTAAATGTATCTTTATGTTGATTTACTCCATCAATACTTACTTGTATTGAGTTTTCAGAAGCAGGAGTAACAGACATAGTAAGGGTAGTATCACTACCATCACCTGTCATAGTATTTAAAGTAAACTGTGCTTCGCCACCTCCTATATCACCCCAGCTATCTGTATATCCTTCAAATTTACCTGTAGTTGAGTTATATCTAAAATAACCTGCTGCAGGAGATCCCGGTCTTTGCGCTGTTGTACCTGAAGGTACGTGCATAGAGTCAGTAGCTGATCCTATATCTAGTGATACATCAGGAGAAGCATTTAATATACCTACTCTATTATTAGAGCTATCTACTTTAAGAGTATTGGTATCTACTACTAAATCACCTGTTATAGTAGGAGCAGTTAAAGTTTTATTAGTTAATGTATCTGTAGTTGCCCTGCCTACCAATGTATCTGTAGAGGCAGGTAAAGTAAGTGTTACATTTCCACTATAGGCACTGTGGGCAGCAGATTGTAATTGAGTATAGTGAGCATTAGAGGATTCACAGTAAAATTTAATATTAGATACAGAGCCACCATTTTTTAAAACAATCTCTCCTGTTTGTATATCTACATTACCATCTATCCTAACTACACCACTTCCATTAGGTGTTAATGCAATATTTCCATTAGATGTAGAAACTAATCCATTACCATTAACATCTAAATCTCCACCTAACTGAGGTGTACTGTCTTCTACTACATTAGAAATAGCACCAGAAGTTGCTAATCCTGAAACTAATGTACTTCTTGATATTTTCTTTAAACCGCCTCCAGAAGTATCTACTGCTAGTAGCACATCATCATTAGCTACTGAAGATATTTCAGATAAAGACCCAACTGCTGTAGGATTAAAATTAGTGCCATCAGCAATAAGAAGCATACCTGCAGTATTAGTCCCCATCACTAAATCATCACCACTGATAGTCAAATCACCAGTAACAGTTAAGTTAGCACCAACTACTGCGTTCTGTGAGGCATCTAATGTAAAAGCAGTTGTACCTCCTGTAGTCATAGTGATGACATCAGAACCACTAAATGTAATAGCACTGTTAGTGTCTGCATCTCCTGCAATACTATCTAGTTGAATAGAACCTACATTAGTAATGTTATTATCATTAAAAGAAGTAGCCCCTAACGATATAGTGCCTGTTGCTGTTAGATTAGAAGATCCTATATCTATTGCACCAAACCCAGATGTAATAGATCCTGCATTTAAAGCACCTACAGTAGTTAGGTTTGTACCTGTATCTAAAGCAGCTTCAAAGTAAGTCTCAAAGTCAGTCAGTGCTACCTGTTTCATTGTGCCGTTATCATTAACGACTACACGATCAGCATCTGCAAGAGTAGTTGCACTAGCAGAAGTATCGCCATCCATGATATTTAATTCAGTAGCGTTAGACGTTACCCCATCAAGGATATTGAGTTCAGCAGCCGTAGATGTAACACCATCTAAGATATTAAGCTCTGCTGCTGTAGATGTAATAGCAGTACCATCAAGACTAATAGTATCTAAGTAAGCAGTTCCATCTATGTATAGATCTTTAAACTCTAATGAACTTGTACCTAAATCAATGTCATTATCTGTAACAGGTACGATTGCTCCATCTTGTATTCTTATTTGCTCTACTGCGCTACTGGATACCTCTACATAAATACCCCACCTATTATTAGTGCTATCAACTTCAATTTTATTTAAAAAATCAAGATCACCAATCTTAGCTATGCTACCGCCTTGTGCGGCTGATCCATCATGCCTATGTCCTGTAACAGAAGCATCACTAGATGAATATGCAAAAGCATTTAATAACTGATTAAATTCATTATTAAATAATGCGGCTGTAATCGTATCTCCATCAGAGATCGTACTTTGTCTTGTATATGTGTAAGCCATTTATTATTTCCTACCTGCTGGCATATAATCTATATAAAAGCCATTAATTGAGTAAGGTGATCTTTGATCATCACTTTTAAGTCTAAATGCTACTGTATTTCCTGTTCCTTCTACTGCCTGTCTCACTAAAGGATTCTCTGCTGCTCCAAATTCAGACTCTCCAAACGTAGCACTTCCAAATGTAGCAGGTAAAGGAATCTGACTTAATGTATAAGCAGGAGGTTGAGGAGTTGTAGTGCTTTCAAAATCATATTTAACTTGTAACTCTGGTTGTACAGTACCTTCAGGAGTAACAGACACTTTTACATACTTAATAGTTTTTCTTGTACCTATATCTCCAAAATCTAAATCAGGCGTGTAGTATTGAGCTTCTACATTAGAGGCACTACCTGCAGGATTAAATATATTGCCTGTATCATGGTTATATACATATCCTGTATTATCTCCATGATATAACTGTTCGACACCATCTTTATCTAAACCAGAAGCAAAACCAGTAGCTTGAATGCCTTTAGTTTCTGACCATTCAAATCCATTAGGAGTAAGAGTGCCTATAACACCTTTAGAAACTGCAGAGCTTTGAGATACATTAGTATAAAATAATCTGTATTGAGATTTACTTCTAAGCACCCCACTTGTAATAACAAAGTTATTAATACCATCTGCAATAACAGTAGTAATTTTTTGTATCTGTCTACTAACAGAACTTAACTCTACGTCACCAATTCTTGCTGTACCTGCAACTGTACGAATACCATCAGGACTAAGAAATAAAAGATCACCTCCTATTTCTTGAATACTTTGTCCATCTAAACAACCTACATTCTTTGTAATCGGAACAACTGCAATATTAGTGCTATCACTAATGTTAATTAATTTAAATATACTATTTTTACAAAATATAATTAGATCACTACGAAAACTGGCTAGTCCTACAATAGAGTCTGTTAGTTGTATACTTCCTGCACCTGACCCACTAAAAGAATCAGGATCAAGGCTAGAACTAAAAAATATTTTATTTTTAGCTGTAGGCGCACCTCCTACAACAAAATGATTCTCATGTATTACTCCTACAGTAGGAGCTGTAGTGCTATCAACTGTAATTTCACCTGCAAAAAAAGTTCTATCTGCTAAAGCTCCAGTACCTGTCATTTTAAAAAAGAAAGGTTTATTAGCTCCATCACAGATTAATACTTCACCATAATCAGATGTACCTTCAAACAAAGCAAAACTACATTGGCCTTGGCTTGTTCTAGCATCATTAGATCTTCCACTAAAGGTACTAAAATTATCACCACTTCCTGAAACACTAGCTTTATTTATTTGTAAATAGCTAGTTCCATCTTGACTAAAAAATATACCTGTTCCTGAACAAACAATTACTCCATCTGCATAAACAAACATACCTAGTATTCTATTGCTTGAATTAGGCCTAACTGAAGATCCTGCACCAAATAGTGTAAAACCATTAATGCGTCTGTAACCCCCATCAGGATCTACTTCAAAGTTAAGTAACTCTGTAGCAACTCCGGGTTGTCGCATAATTTCAAGTTGATTTAAATTTACATTTAAACCACCTCTACAAGCTAGGGCAAAAGGCTGAGACATTAGGAGAATGTCACTCTATCATCAGTAAAGTATCCCGGTGCAGACTCTGTAAGATTTAGCTTCATTAAACGCAAACCTCTTTTGTAGTCTTCTAATGCAAATGCTGCTGCTTGAGGATTTTCTTTAAACTGATGAACATAGTATCTAGCTCTAGCTAGTAATACAGTTTTATAAACTGTAGGGAATACTAACTGATCACCATGAGCTGATAGTTCTGTAGGTAAGTTATAAGCATAGAACCAAACACGATATACTTTATCTGGTATAGGACTTAATCCAAATTTTCTATTATCAGGACTTTTAATAACTCTATCAGGTACTCCATAATTTTGAGTATCTGCATCATCTTGATTTTGAGATATTCTAAAATAATCTTTCCATTCTTCAGTAGTAGTAAATCGTAAGTTACGAATAGTAAAAGGAGCAGATTCTCCTGAAACACCTACTGTTGTTAATAAAAAATTATCATAATCTATAGAGCCATAATCAGTAGTAATACTAGAGCTATCACTTTTAAGTAAATACCATCTTGTACCAGCTACAGTTTCTACATATACATTTCCATACATAGGATCAGTAGCACCACTAAGCGCAGTAGCTAAGAAAGGCCATTGAGGTTCCTCATTCACAATATCAAGATAAGCTCTATTAATACTGTCTTTGACATGAGCTTGTACACCTATAGCACTAGAAAACGTAGAGCTACTCAATGTAACTTCATTAAGTTCTCTTAGTAGATCATTGCAAAGATTAAGATAAGTTTCAGCCATAATTATTTCTTATGAGTCTTTTGAATAGGAAAGTTTACAGACAAACTAGCACCTTTATGAGCTACAAACTTACCAGTATGTTTCATTAACTTATAACCACCATTCTTTTGTTTCATCCAATGATAGCCTTTAGGAGCATCTACTTTCATGCGCTAGGGTCTTTTAATTTACGACCTTGTGAGCTTTCAGTAACTGTCATAGAAGCACATTTTTTTGCCATCTCTCCTACAGAAGCATAGCCACCAGCACCATACATTGCTCTACCACCGCCCATCATCTTAGCT